GAACGAACGGTGGTGCCCCTGCCGACAGGCTGAGACAGTCCAGCGCCTTGCATCCGGGTCACGCGCTCGCCGTCCATCTTCGAGCCTTGCTGCGTGCCCTGTTGCTGGAGCATTCCGGCACGGAACGCCCCTTCCATTACGGACTGATCGCTGCCACCAAGGTAGTCATCGCTCAGACCGTGAGTGAAACGAGCCATGATCTTTCTCCTTCCCGAAACAAGTCTACACGAAACTTCACGATGCGCCGTGCTTCCCAGTCGTCCCTACGCCCACGGTCAGTGCCCTTACGGTAGTGTACCGATTATTCGGTTATCCCCGAAAATGTCAAGGACTTTCTCCCCCGCCTACACCCTCTTCCGTCTTCTCCATTTCGGACAGTAGCTCGTCATAGGCTGTATCCTGCGCCTGGAAAGAGGCTTCCAGTTCAGGCAGGTTCAATCCGTATGAGCCGAGCGCGTACACGTTCAGATTCACGGGACGCTCGCCGAGAGCCGCCACAGCGCGTTCAACGTCTTCGGCCAACGTCTGTCTTTGATCTGCGAGGATTTCCAGCATCCTCCTCTTCACGTCCTTGACACCGAGAGTTCTCAGTGCTCCCGCTCTGGACTCCAATCCTTGCTCCATCTTGGCGACAAGCATGTCCACCACGAGTTTTTCATCTCGCGGCAACGGGGAGTTGAACTCAATTCCCGTTTCGTACATCCTCGTCTTGTCCTGGATTTGTTCTCCGATCTTGACGCCGAAGCGTTGATCCAAAATCTGAAGAACGATCTCGTTCGCCTGGACGATGGAACTGCCGTATGTCGTGTACTTCCTTCGAGTCTTTTCGATCAAAGGAAGATAGGTCACTTCCAACGCGGCGGCAGATGTGTTGCTGATTTCTTGGATCGATCCCAAGGAGTTCTCGGGCGTATTGGAGATTTCATGCAAGGACAGCTTCAGGAACTTCAAGTGATTCACTGCCGCTTCAAGTTCCCCTTCCAGTCCCAAGTTCTCCACTCTCGCCTTTTCAGGAAGGCCGGACCATACCTGATTCGGCGACTTCTCAAGTTGCTGCGCTCTCGCTCCGAAGATGAGGGTTGTCGGAGCGGAATGATACTTGATGATCGAATCGATGTCGTTAGCCGCTTCATTGATGTGCTCATTCAAAGGAATGATGTCGTCAATGTCGGACTCACCAAAGAACGAACTTGCGATAGGGATGTTCCTCGTATGGACGACAGGAATCCGGCCAAGGAAGTTCTTCCTTCTGGAACCCGGAATCTCGTCCCGGTTCCAATACTCAACGACTTCTCTCCGGGTGATGATGATGGAGTACAATCCAAGCGGGCGTCCGCTTCTCAATGTCATGGCCCGCAAAGGTCTGTCCGAAGAGTTGAACACAGTCGGGAACTGGATGAGAACGGCATACATCTCCCGTTCGTCGCTTTCGTCGTAGATGGGGTGGACATAAGAACTGTTTATATTGCGAATGACGATCTTTTGCTGATCGAGAGGGAGAGGCTTTCCGTCCACACCACGATCTTCGACGGTGATGTAAAGAAAAGCATCGCCTGTCACAGCGCCCATCTGTCCGTGTTCCCAAAGCATCTTGTCTCTATCGTTGGCTCTCCACACCATATCGAGAAGCGGAACAATGTTTTCGTTCCCCGGTGGTGTAGTGATCTTAAACCCGGAGCCAAAGAGCCAATCGACGGACTTGTTTATAATGGGACGACAGTAGTTGATGGCGAGTTTTCTTTGCCCGTCAATGGTTCGAACTTCGAAGTGTTCTCCGCGATAAAAGCGCCAGTTGCGCTTGTAGCGAGCAAGGCGTGTATGCGTGTAGTCTCGGGAGTGATCTTCAAAGAAAGTTCCGGTAACGTCCAAGACATCGTTCCCCGACAAAGCAGAATCGAGATACGTATCGGTACGTCCCGTGAAAGTCTTTCTCAAGAAGCCAAGCACTTTGCTCATGGTCTAACCTCACTCTATTAGTGTGCCGAAAATTCGGTACACTACTTAGCCCTCTTGCGTCCAGCGGCAGCCATCTTGGCCATCTTCTTTGCGCCGAACTTTTTCCGGCCTATGACAGCGGCCAAAGCCTTTGGGTCTTCAATCCCGTCTTCCTGTCTTCCCAAGGATCGTTGAAGCCGTTGAAAACGTTTCCCGGTTCCCAACTTGGGCAGCTTCTTTTTCTGTCCACGTCCGCCACGCTGTGCCATTACGCTATTACCCCCGCTCCTACCATGAAGTTCTGTTGAACTTCGATTTCGCCCGTGTCTGCCGGTTCCTGCGCGCCGTAGGCGGCAAGCATGAGAGAAACAGGGTAGTCGTCATGCGCTCCCGGTTCGTCTGGATGCTCGCACACCATGTAGTTGTTCTTGTACAACTTTCTCAAGTCCAACATCTCTCCCACGAAGCGCCTGAAGTGTCTTGACTTTCTCGCCTTCTCTCCGGCAGGGAAGGAGAGTCTACCCGACATGAGATCGGAATGCAATATCTTAAAACCATCCGACTTCGAAGCCGGGGTGAACTTCACTCCCTGCACTTCGACAAATCCCATTTCAGGCGTTCCATCCGCCCCCTTCCCGCGATCAAACTCGCTGTAGTACACGGTGAACTTGTCAAGTCCCCATTCCCCCACACCTGTTGCATCGAGAGTGATCTTCCTCAGTCCTTTGAAATTGGAGAGGAAGTTCACAATCTCGTGGAATTGGTGCTCGTAGTTGTCGCCGAGAAGCATGTGCCAAGCAACGACACGCTTGTTGTAGGCGATCCAATGGAAACTCCCTTCAGGCGTGTCAACCCATTCATCAGCGACGGGAGTTCTCCAATCCACGTCCATTACGGTAATCACACTTGGATCGTGGATTTTTCCGAAGTCAATCCCGGCGATCTGAGTTGTCACACGAGAAGATCGGTGCCAAATCTCGTGATAGCCGCCGTGCGTCTTAGCGATTGCGGGCGTCATAAGCTGCTTGTCCGTGATGAACTGTCCACGCTCAAGCAACCATTCGCAGCAATAGCTAAGACGGAACTCATCGCTGTCTTCACCAAGGCGAACTTTTTCTTTCTTGATGTAGTCCCGATACATGGAGTTGTACTTTTGACAAACAAGATAGTCGTATCGGTAGTGGTTCTTCGCTTCGCCTTGCGCGTACAAACGCTGATTGGACTTGATCGACGTGTAGAAATCAGACTTCTCCGTCGAACAAGTTCCGATCTTCACAATGACGCCGTTGTACGCGGCAACCATGGGATGAAGGCTGTTACCTGTTACGATTCCATTAGCAATGACAAAATGCCGTTCATCTGGAACAGTCACGCAGTATGTGGGTTTCTTTCCGATATGTCTGACGGATTTAACACTAACAAACTGTATGTCTTCAGGATAAAACTGACTTCTACTCCGCCCTCTTTTTCCTTGAATAGTGCGGATACCCGCTTCAAGAGCGTCTTGTTTTGGCCCTAAGTTAAACTGCTTATGAAATTCACGCACATCTTCAACAGACTTTATATGCAGTCGGTACATATAGGTGCCTAGACGTTCTTTTATTCCCGGCAAATTCCCTGTGCTTTCCACGAAACCTTCGAACTTAGCACATTGAATGCCGAAGTGTAACAAAGTTTTCCGAAGGCCGTCTACAAGATACTCTGAACAGTTGGAAAATGAAACAACAGGTTTCACAGTCGGATTTTCTATACTGCCGTCAGCTATAATCAACCCGGAAGCAAGTCCGCGCAGAAATTCTAAGCTCCAAGGAAGATTGGGTATACGCTTGTTCTCACGCTTTGCCCCCCAAACGCCGATTTTTTTCAGCCATTCTGTCAACTTATTAGAGCCTTTCTTGTTTCCAGGCGAAGTAAGCCCACATTCAAGCATTCCACTAGATTGCTCGTTATAGACTACAGGACGCACGCCGAATTCATGCGGACATATACGGTCAAGTAGTTTCTTTACAGAAGGCTCAACAATTATTTGCGGCTTATCGCCAGTGAAACATCCGTCACCAAGAAGCAAGCCAAGCAAGAATCCTCGATCAAAGTTCCCTAAGACACCTGCTGCATTATTCAATCGTGTAGGAACAGCCATTTGCCAGCCGGGCTGGATTTCGTAAGTCAAGGCTTCGAAAGGAACCCTCCGAGTTCTGCTGCGCACAAAATGCCGGTGATTGGCCGTAACGTCTAAGTATCTTCCTCCTGCTAATGTCACACGATACACGGGTTGCACACCATTATCATGGTACTCAATATCACGAGACTCAAAAAAGCCAGAAGGAGTCAACACAGGCAGTTTCTTTTTGACAACTTCTTCCACAGGAACTTCGATTCCTCCAGAAGTAATGAAAAGCGTGCCTTCAGCAAAACACTTCCTCACCTTCAGCGTCCCGATGTCTTGCGCCTCATCAAGAATCAGGATGTGGTACGTGTCGCCTTCGATGTGTGACTGTTCCGAAGCCGACTGAGAACGAATCCGGCTTCCATTCGAAAGACGAGTCTTGTTGGCGTTGCCGATGTCAAGGGCAACGTTCAATTCGGCGGCTACTTCCTTCGTGGTGTCCGTTTCGAGCGTGTCACGAAGGCGACTGTAAACGATGTCAGCCTGTTCCTGTTTCGGCGCGTAGATGCCGACAACGACACCGTACTTGTAGCCGCGATAGTTGCCTTGCTCGTCGGTACAGTTCAAGCGCCAATCGTCTTCGAAGATTTTCATTCTCGCAAGAAGCGGAAGAATCAAGCAGCACGCGGCGAGAATGTCCGCAATCAACTGAGACTTGCCGGACTGCCTAGCCCAAAGCGCGGTAAGCATGTCGCCGTCATGGAGAAGAACGGCTTCCACAAAACGATAGCCGAACTCCTTCTGATACTTGAAGTGCCTCTTCTGAGAAAGGATTTCGGCAAGACGGAGAATACGCAAAACAAGACTATCCAACGGCACAGTCGGTTGACTGGTTTCCCGCGTGCAGACACGCGGTGCCATGGGTTCCATAAGACTGTTCACGGATTCCGCGTCTCCAGTTCCTTCTGAATGACTTTCACGTCTATCTGCATCTGTTGCTGGCGCGTGTCCATCTTTGTGTTCCACGCCTTCTGTTCTTCCATGTGCCGCTCGATTCTCTTGTACGCTTTCTCGGTGGTCTCCTTGTTGTGCTCGTTATCTTTCTGCAAGTCCTTGATGTTGCCGTGGTTTTCCCAACTCCGCTTGTTGACCGGCAAAAGGCGCTCTTCGTTTCTCTGAATGCCTTCTTTGTTCTCTTTCACATCCCGCTGCATCTGAAGAAACGTGTAGTAGAATCCGATGATCGCGGCGCATAGCGCGAGCACGAACTTAATCAATTCAAATCCATGCTTCGACGCATGTTTCTTCAGCGTTGAAGTGTTCATACAGGCGCACTCCTGTTGCTGACCCTCGCTACGTAAGGAGTGAGAGCCGCTTGAACATCCGGCAACGACGGCTTCCTGATGAAATCCCGTTTGCACTCCGACATGAGATTCCACGCCATATCCGTGCTCAACGGTGTCCAAATGACGACGAGAGTCTTGATTTCAGAAAGAACAGCGATAACTTCGTCTGCATCGATTGTGGACAACACATCCGCCAAAATCAAATCGTAGGTTTTGTTTTCCAGCCTACGTTTGAGTATGTATATATTAGGACATGTGTCCACGAACGCTTGCGGAACGAAACCTGCGATCCTCTCCGCAACATGATTCGCAAAAACCCTATTGGAATCGAAAACGAGAATGTTCATCGCTTTCCTCTCCCGCTACGTGTAGTTGCTATATCCCATTCGTTGAACTCTTTCCGGGTCAAATAGATTCCCGGAAAACCTGAAACAGTCGCGTCAAGATCGTTGATGTCCTTCTTGGCGTCATCTATCCTCTGGTAGAGATGTCTCACATCTTCACGGTGTTTCTCTTCGTGAGCGATCAATCTTCCTTCGACTTCTTTCAACTTGCCCCAAAAGAGCCGCCCAATAACAAAGATCAACGTTCCAACGACAGCTAAGAGCGCCGAAAGGAGCGTAAAAATGATCGTCATTGTGTAGCTGTCACCTTTCATCTCACACTCCTATCCGCTGTAAGTCACGTCGCCTTTGATCTTGAACACGCCTTGAAGAACTGTGTGAATGTCGCCAGAAGGCAACTCTACTTCAACGTCATACACGAAGTTTCCGCAATAGTTCAACTCCCTTGTGTCAGCGGGAACAAGATAGATTTCGAGCACGCCATTTGTTGGATCGGTGATCGCGGCTTCGCCAGCAACGGCAGAAGACTTCTCGATCAAAGCTGTGGTGTTGAAGTCCTTTCGGACGGTGAATCGCGCTGTGCTTCCGGTGATGTCAAACACAACGCCGTCAACGTCCTTAACGGTCACTTCAAGCGTTTGGTTGTCACCCCTGAAGATTTCAACGTCCATCTTCCGCTCCTTAGACGCAACAGCACTTTAGGGTGCCGACAAGTTGGCTCTTGTCAACAATGGTTCCTTTCAAGCCGGTTCGCTTGACAACGATTGTTCCCGTCAAAGGAAAGTGCAGGCACAAGTTTCTTCTCGGCCTGCAAATCATTCCCTTGGTTGCCAAACACACGCCTGAAGCCATCGTACTACTCCTTGACCACCTGATACGTAAGCATCTCGTCGTCCACGTTGTACGTCGCCGATACGGAGTATTCCGCGAGAACGTTCGTGTTCGCGATGGTATCCGCCTTGGAAGGGTATATCCTGATCGTCGCGGAAGTCAAGTTGTGTCTCGCGTCATACACCGGAGAGAAGATTCTGAAGTTCTCTTGGACAAGCCCAAGGACTCTTTGCAAGAGGGTCAGAAGGGAAGTTACGTCTCCGGTAACTGTATCGACGGCAGTCCGAATGGAATCCAGATCGTTTGCTTCCACGAGCACGGTTTCAAGTTCGGTCGAAATGTATTCGTCCAGCGTCGTGTGTCCTGCATCGGTGTACGTCACGAAACGAGCGTTGTACTTCCCTACGGCAGTGAAGGTGTAGGACGCTTCATAGTAGCCGCCCGAACGATGCGGAAGATCGACAGTGACAAAGGGTGTTGCCGATCCGGGAATGAAGATTTCCACTTGAGGAAACTTCGTGGTTTCCCTATCAGCCAACTGAAGGCCCAAAGAAGTTGTCTCGTCTTTGACGCCACGTATCATTTCAAGAACCTCGTTGCATCCGGCGCTGTCAACACTGCCTGTCTCACTTTTTCCGGCCACATGCTTTGCTTGCTGAACATTGGATTGTTGCAGGCCACGGAACAACAAATCATCGGGAACTGCAAGAACGCATCCGCTAGATAGACTCTCTGCTTGAATCTATCGAACGGAAGAAAGATCGCTGTCAGAGAAGCCTTGATTTTCCTCTTCGACGGAGCATGTCGCTTGATCTTGTCACAGCAGAAAGCGCCAAGTTCGGTGCAATACGAAGCGGGCTTACCGCTCGGCTTGAAATCGAAGTTGTAGCCGATGCCGGATTGACTCAATGCGGCATCAACAATGATCTGCGCTTCCGAATGCACGACCCACGGACGAACGACAGCGGCATAGTCGGAATGGAACAGAAGTTCTCCCAAGTCTTGAACAACCACTCCTTCGCTGATCGCGTGTGTAATCGTTCTTACGAACGTCCCCACTTGTTGTCCGCCCGTATGAACTCTGTCCACTCCAAGAGATCGAGGTTTGTAGATGAACTTCGTTTTCTGATCCCTGTATCCGGTGACAGGCCCGGTAAACACAGCAAGATGTTTCCATGCTCCAGGAATGAACTTCGCGGAACCAATATAGTGTCTGGATTGTGTAAGGATGAAGTCTCCGGGCTGCATGAGACTCGTAAAGCAACGGTAGTCATCCCATGTGAAATGCACTTTTGGCATCCCGTAGACAACAGCGGGCCAAAGAAGCGGATTCAGACAGAGACACTTGGGAGAAGCCCAAATGTCGCCGCCAAAAGCCGCTAGCCTCGCCTGAATGTTCATTCCTGTTCCTCACACGCTTTCCACGTCGAGCACTCCGTTGTCACAGACAATGCGGAAAAGAGCACCTGTTGTTTTGTCCTTTATCAAAAGCCTGGAAGGAATGTTACCTGGAAAAGCGGCCATCCAATCTTCGTTCATAAGAATTTCCTTGATGGCCGCGTTGTCGTACACGTCATATGAGTCGAATAGTTCTTGGGGCGGGAGGAATTCCACCACGACTCGTGTTCCGTCGATTGACTTCAACATGGTGCCGAGCGACAACGACGTGGACACGTCAATCATCTCTTGCGTGATTTCGGTAGAGGGAACGATTGCGTATGCTACATTGCTCACGTGTTCATCCTCCCGCCAGGAGGGTAGTTGTTCCTAAACGGGGACGCGGGGAAGTTGACCATCGTCCCATTATTGCTGTTGACGGAGTTGTCCGTGATTGTCGGAGCGGTGTCTGTTTGGTCACAGCGCCACCAGCCGACAAGATTCGCGGATAGACTATGGAAAGTCGGATCGGACGGAGTTCCGGCATTATAGAGTTCGCGGACTTCTTCAGCCGTCAACTCAGCGTTCCAGATTGTCGCGCTCGTTGAGAATCCATCGAAGAATCTGCTAAATCCGTCACGGGAACTTATGGCAAGATTCGCCGCCGCTTCGACTATGGTGGCCGTCAAGTTGTCTCCCGTGATGTTGTTCCGCGTTAGTTCCTTGCCGTCCAAATACAGCTTCACACCTGAAGCCGCGCTGCTTCCGTCATAGGTCACGCACACATGATGCCACAGGCCGTTGTTGACTTCTCTGTAGCCTATGGGAAAATCCACTTCGATCCCGTTCAAGGTATCCGTACTCGTTATGTCAACGACAAAATCGGGATTAGACGGACGGTAAACAAGCGACCAACCTCTCCTTGTTCCTCCGTCCAGCCGCTTGCTCAAAAGAGCGCCGACAGTGGAAAGTTCAAGAGTGCAAAACCAAATGCCGAAAGAAAACGAGTCCAGCCGGTCGAACTGAATCTCTGCCGGATTCCCGATGTCAATCCAGTCGTTGACTCCATCGAATTCAAGAGTCTCTGTCAATGCCAGGGCGGAAGCAACAGGTATGCCCGCGATCAACTTTTCCTGGTCCGTAAGACCACCACCCCCACCAGGAAGAGTATCCCCGATAGGAAGTTCCTGCTTCTGTCCAGCAATGACAACAACCGGCCTTCGAACGGCCATGATTCAGTCCTTATACCAGAAGAACGGTGTCGCTGATCTCGATTTCGATCTCGGTGGTGCTGATCGCCTTGCCGAGAAAAATCACGACTTCGCCCGCTCCGGTCGGGGCGACTTCCGTTCGCAATCCCGCCGTCGCCGCCGAAAGATACTGCTTGGCCCCCGGCGTGAGTCCGGTGAATCCGTCCAGGACGCCATCATGCTGGATGTCTCCGATGGCGGCGGGGGCAATGGACGAACTTCGAACGAAACCGTAGGTCGGATTGGAGGTTCCAAGGGCATCCGCCTTGGCCAGATCAACGGAGTTGGCTCCGTTGATGTAGACCACTTGGCCTTTGGAGATCGCTCCCGCGTTTCCATTCGTCATTTGGGAAACGCCGACACCGGTCACGGGTGCATCCAAGGTATCTCCTGCGGGAAGCTCCTGCTTTTGACCCTGAATGACGACAAGAGGTTTTCGCAGCGCCATCTCTCTTCTCCTTATGCCAAAATGATCGAGGGTTCAATCTTGATCTCCAAAACCTGCGGACTCAAAGCTCTTCCAACTTTCTGAACGATTTGTCCTGTTCCTGTCGGTGGAACGGTAGCCATTTTACCGCTCACAAGATCGAGATAGTAGATCGCCATTGCCGACAAAGAAACGGTTCCTGTTATCGGCGTCCAGTCACTCAACTCGAATCTTCCCGAAAACTGAACTTTCGCGACAAAAGTAGGAGCAGCCCCGGCGACAACAAGCCCTATGGCATTGCGCGTGTTGTTTGCCGATGTGGCCCGCAAAACTCCTATTCCTGAACTGTCCACGGCGACGACATGACCCTTGATTAGAGAGATAGCGTCCTTGTTCACTCCCTTCAAGAATTCCGTAGGAAGTACGGTCGCTACAGCCATCGCTCAGTTCCTTAGGCCGGATAGTTCTCTTGAGTTCCGCCTAGAATCGCTCCGTCTGACACGAGATCGAGGTAAATCCGATCTTCCAGATCAGCAGGTGTGGATTCCCCTATCAACGTGTCGTAGTCACTGTCCTCGTACACCTTCAAGCCGCTGTGGCCGGGAGCCGTGGAAGGAACCCAATCGCTGCCGTCGGTCCTGCCGATCTCCCAAAAGGCTTCAAGCCTTCTGAGCGCCGGATAGTTGATGTATCTTGAAAGGCGCACATGATCGTAGGAAACAGGCGTTCCGCCTGCCGTGTCCACGCTTACGGCGTTCTCACCAAGATCATGCTGGCGTCTTGCCATGGTCCATCTCCTTGTTCTTCTTCGTGTCGGCCACGTGCATGGACTCGACATCCTCGATCAGATCGTACAAGTCGCCCGCGCCTTCAGACATGACGCCGGGAAAGCCTTCCTTCGTTTCGCACAACTTGTCGTGTGCTTCCTTCAGGAATTTGGCCTGCGTCACGGTCAGTTCGATTGTTCCCCCTTCCTCCTTGTAAGCCCCGCGAAAAGGGTCGACAAAGGTCATGCCTTTTTTCTTCACTTGCTTGAAGATCGAAGCATGGATGCGCGTTTCCCCTCTCGTGTGGACGCTCGTGTTAGACAGAAGATGGTGGCACGCCTGAACGGTTAAAGCATCCATCTTCATGGAGTACGCCTTCTCGTCTTTCCTCGACATCGCTCTTTCCTCCGTGTCCTAAAGGTTAGTGTTCGAGCGCCTTCTATCCTGTGCGGACAGTTTCCGCAACCTATTTTCTTAGGCTCCGATGAAACCAAGGCTCGTCAGGTCGTCAATGAGCGCATGGATTCTTTCGGCCAGTTCCTCCAGGGTGACAGTGCTGGTGGCAAACGTCGTTCTTGTGTCCGTTCCCGTGGGAGCGCCCCATCCTGTGATCTTATCCCCGATGAAGAGTCCCTTGTACGCCCCGCCATTCTCGGACACCTTGAACGTCTTGCTCGTGGAGTCGAAGTAGATTCGGCCTTCGCCTGAAGGAGAGACAGCGGGGGCAGACATTTCTTTCACGGAGATTGCACCAAGCATGTCGAGCGCCGTGTTCACGGTTCCGGTGTGACCGATTCCGATCTTCCCTTCGACAAGAAGACCATCCGTGGGAGCCGCATTGGTTCCCGCATAGCCCGAGCCAATGGTTACATCTCCAGCAACATCCATGATGTTACCAGCGACGACATCCACAAGTCCAACACCTACTCTGTGTTTCAATGTGACTTGCCCGCTGGCATTCGATGTGAGCGTGATGCCCATATTGGTATCCGTCGCTTCGATGTTTATATGATGTTTGAATGCTTTTATGTGCATACCTCCTTGACTGTAGTCGATATAAGCATACTCGCTGCTTGAGTGAGCAAAATAAAGAAACGTTTGCCATGCGTCCTGTGTGTCTCCGATGAGAATTTTCGGAACACCGGCAGCCATGGTTCCGCCCATGGACGTGTCATCGCCGACCAGAAAAGAAGCAACGCCGATTGCGGGTTTATTCGAAACATGCAACTTTGCGTCAGGAGATATCGTTCCCAACCCGATGTTTGTTCCGTCATCGTAGACTACAGACGTTTCAAGCAGCGTTGTTCCATTCCAACGGGCGAGATAGTTGTCGGTTCCGCTTCCCGCGCCTCCTACTCCCCCCCCCCCTCCCGGAATGAGATCGACCCAAGCCCCGCCGTTTTCGCTGACTTGGAGTTTGCTCGTTGTAGTAAAAAAACGGATTGCTCCGGTGCTTGCGGATGAAACAGCGGCACCACTCGCTCGCCAAACTCCACGGGCACTTGTTTCCATGTCGTCGGAAGACCACATCTTGCCGCCGACATAGAGGCCATATCCAGCCTGGGGAGAGCCGGAAGAGCCAATGGAAACTCCGGTTGCGTTCATTACGATCCGTTGGGCGCTGTCGTAAACAAATACAACAGCGGGACTACCCACACCAGTTTTGAGATAGTAAGCGCCACAGTCCGTATTCTCGTACATTCCCCATCCCGGAGCGCCAGCGGAGCCGCTTCCAAGATGGGCAAATTGTGTGTATAAACTTGCCGTATACAAGTGATAACCCACCACAGGCGCTCCTGAAGAGCCAATAGATGTTCCTGTCGCGTTCATCACGATTCGTTGAGAACCGCCGAATACATGAATGACGTATCCGCCTGAGACATTTAGATAATACGATCCGCTATTTTGATCGCCGTAATAACTGTAGCTCGGAGTGGCAGCAGAACCTAAGCCAGCATGACGCTGGCCATCTACTCGTGAATTACCTGTAGTGTAGATATTCTGGTACACAGTAAGTGCGTATCCAGCAGCGGGTTGTGAACCAGTACCGATACAAACACCCGTGGAGTTGATTTCGATGTGTTTTGTCGCGTCGAAAACCATATACATGTGATTGAACGTCGAATTATAGTAGATTCCAGAATCCGTGTTAGACGAAAAAGAATACGTCGGTGCGCCTGAAGTTCCGTCTCCAAGTTGGTGGGGATCAGGATGGACACCGCCGCCGGACAAATCGTGATCCGTTCCGGCGTCGTCTGTAAACATGATGACATTCGGAGTATCGCTTTTCACCCACAAGATGCCTTTTCCGGGTGCCGGAGTTCCTGGGTGATCCGCGCGTTCCGTGAAAGCAACGCCGCCACTCAGATCAACAGTCTTGTCCGTGTTGTTCCATTTGAAAGCGTTGTCCGTTCCAAAGGTCGAAGTGTCTACAACAAATAGAACTTGATTCGCGGCAGCGGTCGGTCCGTTCAAAGAATCCGGTTTCAATTTTTCGTGATCGACCACGCCGCCTCTTGTTACAAGAAGTTCGCCTGTACTTCCAGACGTGAGTTGTTTCACGGCTACCTGAGGCATGGTAAGACTCCTAAACGAAGACTAGGGATGGGGGAGATAATCACTCCCCCATCCCTTCCCATGCGGCGTCAAAAAGATCAGACATGCGTATCCAGAACGATGTCGATCTTATCTGTCGCGGCCAACTCGTATCCGGCGACACTACCGTTCCAGCGCAGCGTATCGCCGTTGGCGAGATTGGTCTTATCGCGGGCCGTGGTGGTGTCTCCCTGGCCGAAGTAGCATTCACCGGAATTGTCGTCGCTGACGTACATCTTCACACCGTTGACATACACAGCCACATCACAATCGCCCTTTGGCAGAGCCGCCGTGGCAATGGTGGTATCCGTGGCCTTGTCGCCATCCGAAGACGTGACGTTCGCAGTGAGATTCTTGTAGCTCTGAGTGGACACCGGAGCCTTGATCCCGCCAGCCGCCACGAGAACGGAAGTACCATCGTTCTTGACAGAGAGCGTAGCGCCTGCCCCGCCGTCAATCCCGTTCCCTTGAGCAGCCAAACGCAGATTGGCCGAACCATCCGCTTCGATTCCAGTTCCGGCGATAGCCGCAATGTCAACGCCCACACCGTTTGACGTGACATTCACGCCTTGGATGTTTCCGCCGGTTTCGGAATCGATGTCGATAGTGAGAAGATGTTCATTTCCGCCGCCAGCCGTCTGCGCAAGGCCGTTGCCCGCAATTTCACTGGCATCGACCTGAACGTTGTCGGCGTTGACTTGAACACCCTTTCCGGCATCGCCCACATCGAGATCGCTTCCATTTTCGACAAGGCCCGCACCAGCGCCCGCCGACGTAATAGCGGTGAACTGCGTCCATGATCCCGTCGGCACAGTGCCGTCGAAAACGTAGCCGTAGTTCTCGAACACGCAGGCTTCACCACGAACCAACGCAGCTTCGCCATCCGTTACCGTGATGAAAGAGGGAGTAAGACTCGTCCCATCCCACTCCGCAATCTTGCCGTCATCCGTGCCGTCCGTGGCAGGACTGTACAAGGTTTCGCTTTCCGAAACGATAGCACGAGTGCCGTCAGGCGGATAGTTGCTGGAATGCCCAACAATGATCTTCCAGGAAGTCCCGTCGAACTCCGCAATGTCGCCTTCATCCAGTTCGTCCGACGTTCCGGCAGTCGGTGTCCCGGTGGCTCCCGTCGCAACAACGGCCCAACCCGCGCTCGGCGAAAGAGCATTGATTTCCGCGACGGTCCTGTTCCCTATGTACGTGCGAACATGCACGGGTTCAAGCCAACTCAATCCCGCGACAGCGGCATCAAGTTGGCCCTTGTTCACGGCATCGGTTGAATCGGTGCCGTTCGCAAGATTGGTCAGCTTGTTGCTGCCCATACTCTGAGCAGCAGTGAACGCTTGACCACCGTCAGCCTGAATCACGGCTTCGGCCAATTTCGAAAGCGCGATGGCGGCAGAAGCCGAGATTTGAGAGTTGGTGATCGTCAGCGCCTTGATCTGTTTGCCGTTGATCTGAGGCATTTTCTTTTTCTCCCTTAAACCACGTAGACTAGATCGATCTTGTCCGTCGGGGCTAGTTCGTAGGTCGCTACGCTCCCCATCCAACGCAAACTATCGCCAGCTTGAATGTTGGCGATTGCCCTTGGCACACTGGGTGTAGCTGGATCGGCGAAATAGCACTCTTTCGTCTTAACACCGTCTCCAACTTCAACACCAAGCCCGTTGACAAAGACAAGGACCATTCCATTTGCTACAGGCGTGATTGAAATGCCGCCAGCCATGGCAGCATCTTCGTCGCTGGTAGTTGCATTGGCAGTAATGCCTTTGTCTGCGATGGCCAGCGCATCCGTTGTTCCTCCCCCACCGGCCAAGGGAAAAACTTTCATAAACGTGAGTGTGGTAACGCCGACAGTAATAGGATCGTCAGTTACAAGTATCCATCCCGTATCGCCGTTCGTCGTTCCTTCTGTGACGACTACCACAAGTCCGGCAGTAACATCTTGGTCCTGGTTCGCGTCCGTCGCGCGGACGGGGGGACCAGCAGATTGAATTACCCAAATTCCGTTCTCGAAGTTCCCATTGTCCTTCACGAGAACACGGTCGCCACCAACAAGAACTTCACCGTCGAGATTGAATCCGGGTATCAGATTGGCAAGAACAACAGGTGCCGTCGTAGCGGCACGAACACTGGCTTTGAAGTCCAGTGCATCTATGACGGCTTGACTTACTCCACTAGCTGCACTAAGGCGACTCATCTAAGACACCCTCCGCACACGTCACGGCCAAAGGATACGTGGTCGTCTTCGGAGTCCAGGCGTAATCTCGTTTCAACCAAAGATTGCGCCAAACGAAGACACCATTCCCATGTTCGTTGATTCTGTTGACCAAGGCCGTAACTTGCGGAGATTGCCGGTAGTCGGGATTTGGTCCCTTGTAGTTTGCTCTGTCAGTAACGTAAGGACAACCATTGGGAAGTTGTCTTTGCTTAACTGCCTCGCGAACAGTGAGACAGAAATGAATCCTTGTGAACCTACTCTGATAGCACGAACAAAGTTTGGACGCCAACTTGCAGCAATAGAAAGGCGTGAAAAACAAAACGCCCTTCTCATCAGGAAGTGCCACGTAGCAGCAAATCCCGCATTTCGTGCACAGAGTCGGATCGTCCAAGTTCACCATCAGACTTTCATCACCCTGATTGCCGTTACAGCTTTTGTGTTCCCGCAAAGAAGTTCAAGCGTCTCAGGTTGTCGATTCGGTTCCTCGAATTCCAGGTCTTCGCCCGGAATGAGGAAAGGGTACGAAGCATCAAGAACAGCTTCGGTCTTCGGCAACGTTCCACCAAGCATTCCAGCTTTCCCAAGCGTATAGTAAACCTTGTCCGAGTTAGTGAGGGGATTCTTGATGATGAAACGACGCATGGGACGGCCGAATACAACGATTGATCCATCGTCGTGATTGACATCCACGATGCCACCTTGTTTGTCCGTCAAGTCAAGAGTTGTGACAGCCATCTTTCACACTCCTTACAATGGGCTTTGACGGCCACGTTGAATCCGAAACTTCTTGTTGCTGCGTTCGGTGGAGGGACGCGCAGAAAGCGTGTTGTCTCTTCCGCCTCTCGGCAAAGCGCCTGCCTCTCTTTTGAAAGCACTCTTGGCGCTACCCATGTTGATTGTCACATCGGGAGTATATTTCGCCGAAGACTGCTTTCTCGTCCGCTTCGCGGTATTCCGTTTCGGTTCACGAGGGCCTTGATTGACTTTCTTCCCCATGATTCACACTCTCCTATTCCGAACGCTCCTCGCAAGTCTTTCATTCAGATTCCCGTGCCGACTTCCCCTTCTTGTGTCACGAGGACGAGCGATCTTTTTTCTGAATGCCTCTTTCTTACGCTCTACCTCGCGGTTTGTTTTGGCCTGTTCTTCGAGGAATTTCTGACGGCGCTCCAACTCGGAATCCCTTGCGTTTGAGACTGGACTCGGTTGAAGGCTTGAGTTTTGTCTTGCCAAACTTTCCCCGCCTTGTGCTGATTGCCCGGATTGAACTTGCGATTGCATTTCGCGGAGCCTTAGCGCCTCTTCGATCCGGTACTTTACTCTTTCCTTGCGGTGCTTTTCCCTTACCAGCCTGTCCTTTGATGGGCTGCTTCTGCCGGGATTGATCCACGCCATCGGCACGGGCTTGTGTTGTGGCGGAAGCGGACTCGGGGAACTCTTCAGGGGGTCTTCCACGAGGAACCCTTTCACTCAATTCCTTCGCCCGTTTGTAGAACTTCTTGCCGCCAGAAACAAAAGAAGCCCCCAATGCGTCTAGGGGGATTCCCTGTGGCGCTCTTCCAGCGTTTTGCAGAGCAATGGCATAGTTGATCTTCTTTGCCATTGCTATTTGCTCAAGCGATCAACTCGCGCAGTCTTGCTCGCGCGGTTCCCACCCTTGCCGCTGTACGGACCACCAATGGCCTTCTGCATAGAAGAGCCTGCACTTCCGCCGTAAGCAGCATTCCGCCGAGCAGTCACTTTTCTTCCGGTTGGAGACTTCGAATCGCCAGAGCCTGGAACAATGGACTTGCTCTTTCCAGGGCGATCCGTCCCATCTCTCCGGGCACCTTTATGTACATCCGCTTGCAGCCCCGAAGAACTCTTCTTGAAGCCCTTGATCCCGCTTCTGGTCATGGCTACTCCTCCTTCTTCTTTTTCTCTGCGCGCATCTCGTGTGCGCGTTTCTGTATGATCGGGTCTTTCAAAAGCGTTTGAAGCAACGCCGTGTTCTTCACCCATGCGGCCACATCCTGTTCGTGGTTAATGATGTAGCCTGTGGCGTCGATCTTCTTGCGTTCCTCAAGGATGACTTCAACGAGGAACTTATCGCTGGCGTGTTCGTTGAGGAACTTCCTGTACTTCGGATCGTCAAACATACGGCCCATAGTTTGAAGCAGCGTAGAGCCTTTCGAACTCCTCGCTTCCATCTCGAACGGGCCGACTTCTTTTTGTCCGACCATGTTGACGATGAGTTGATCCTTCTTCACTCCGACGATTCGGAGCATCCCGTTCACTTCCTTAGGTAACTTCGTAGCGCGAGCGATGTGATGTACTTCTGTTCTCTCAGCCCTCAAGCAACTCGTACAGAACAGGATCAACACCACCATCGTCAAGGCCGGGATCAAGCGTCTCAAGGACAGGTTCGGGATCGGGAGACATCTCTGCTTTGTCCGGCTCAGTGATGACTTTGAAGAAGGCATTAGCGATTACCTCAAAAATGGGCCGAAGGAGACTCAAGAGGATCGTAACAACAGCGGACATGTTTAATCCTCCTCCTTCTCCTTTTTCTCCTTCATCTTCTTCACGATCTTCGAAACGATTGCCTCAAGCCGTTGGGTTCCCCACTTCAGCAACAGCTTCTTTGCATCGCCCGTGGCAATCTCCTTGGCAAAGAGAATCGCCTTCTCTCGGGCCATCTTCCGTTCGTCCTTCGACAACTTGCCGTCAGCAGCCGCCTTCTTCGCTTCCCACACGAACTCTTCGTATGCCTTGTGAACACCCGCTTCCAGCGCGGCCAAGGCTTCCTTCCCGGCTCCATCACCAAAGCCCAACTTGTGCCACAGGTCCAAGCCGAAAATCCATGTGAGGGCAGCGCCACCAAGACTTGCCAAGCCTTTCCACACGAACTCAAACGTGAGCACGAACTGAAGCCAGGACGGCATCTCCCACGTTCCTTCAGCCGGAACAGGAGCGGGCGCTTCCCCGGCAAGAACAGCAAGACAAGACAGCGACGTGAGAACAACGAGTGAACCAACAACAACAGACCGACGAGATGGAGTAGGCTGTAGCCGATCCTTCATGGTCTTCTCCTTTCATATCAGGCAGTAAAAGCCAATGACCGTTGCCGCGATTCCCAGGATCAGCAACAGCCAATCCCACACGTCTTGTAATGGCGAGGGGACTATGGGCGGGTTCCTTTGCGAGCGGCAGCTTTGGAGGGAGATCGCGCCATACGCTTCAAGTCGCCAACCGTTGCGCCCTTGAAGGTCACTGGCGGATTGAGGAGCGGTGGGACTGCGTTCTTGTTCCGACGACCCTGCTCCTCGGATCGCGCGGGAAGGTCTTGTGACGAGAAAGACGGGCGAAGCCCCTTGGTGGACAACGCCCCTCGTCTCTTCGTTTCGCGGACGGTTTGCCGTACCGTTCGCTCAGGTATGCGCCTACGTCCCTTTGCCATGAGGACAATCTTATCCAGGACAGGGCACCCCTTGTCAAGAGAAAAATTTCAGGGGTTTGGAAGGGTGCCCCACGGCGGGTTCCTTTGTCAAGACTTTTGGAAAGATTATCCGTGCTCAAAAGCCCTCGTCTTAAGCGTATTCCAGAGCGTTTGAAGCGCCGGGGGAAGACCCTCAGTGGTCGGCGGGTGCATGTCATGGAAGCGATTGACGAGCGCCACCACGCCTTCAAACGCCGTGGGTGAAGGCTGGATTCCAAAGAAGTCTCCGCTTGGCTCTTTCGCCTTGAAGAACGCCGGGACAAGGGCAGGGTCTTTCCAAAGCCGCTCGAAGTCGAAGATCACGAACTTGTTTGACTGAAGAAAATGATCCACCCTCCCCCGGTGGTAGTTGAACCACGCTTCGTTGCCCGATCCGGTGGGTACGCCGAAGTTCGCCTTCATCGCCGGGGCAACGCTTGTGGGATGCCGGATAACGAGCATGAAACGAGCATCGGGAAAGAGCATGTGCCACGCATCGATGTAGAGCAGCGTTCGTGGATCATAGAAGCACCAAGGCCGTTCCCTCTCCATGAGGCTCTTCCACTTGTTGATCTTCCCGTAAGGGAAGAACGTCTTTGCATCCTGTGGAGCAGGTACAGAGAGAATCCCGGTCTTGTCGCACCCGGATACCATCTGCGCGTCTTTGTGCACTTTATCGACAATGCCCTTATCGACGTGCTCGACTCCACAGACTTCGAGAATGTCCTCAAGCAGAGTAGCGCCACTACAAGGCATCCCGAGAACGATGATGGGCGCGTTAGTGTAGCTCATCTTGCTTTTCTCCTTTTTGGTGGTCTTCCTGGCCGTTTGTTCAACTTCTTCGCTTTCTCGACAGCCTTGAGAATGCGCTTGAACGACTTGGGACTGTGTTTTGCCAGCGCGGACCAAGCCCCCATATAGAAAACGTCCGTCATAGTCACTTTTCCCTTTTCAACAAGCCGTTTTAGCTCATCGAAAAGGCACTTCTCTACTCGAATATTGACTTGTACGGATTTTTTCATTGGCTTTTTCGTTGTCTGTCCCACTCTTCACGTGCTTTGGTGCCGAGAGGGGGCGGCAAGGCTTCGTCAACCGCTTCGATTGGCTCTTTTTCCGCTGTTTTTCCTTTCTGGATGACTTTCACGACAGGTGGCGGCGTTCGAACATCGTTTTTCACGACCACATCCGGCACTTTCACGACTTCGCGGACAACTTCACGCTCAACTTCGCGGATTTGGACAGGCGGCACGTTGTTTTGAATCTGAATCGAGCCTTCCGGGAGCGTTGCCTTGACTTCAGACGTTACTTTCACATCAGAAGGCTGATAAACCGGCTGAACAAACTTCGGTGGAGACACAAAAAGCGTCCCGAGAACGATTGCCGCCGTGCAAATCGGCACTCCAAAGAAGATCACAAGAGGTTCCTTCCCCTCCATCTCCAATTTCATGGCGTTTTCTCCTTTCTTCGTCCTGTAGGACGCATTGTTACCCCCCATCTAACAAGAAAACTTCCCACAGCTTGTCCCGACAAGCTGAAAGTCTTTCCAATTTCCCGAAGAGTCATCCCTTTCGCGTACATGCGGCGCATTCGCTTCAATCTTTCAGGATGCTGACAGTTACCTTTGTTTCTAACATTCTCTCGGAGTTCCACATTCCGTTTATGGAGATTCACACGCACGCCAGCGCACGACATTTTGAAGCGTTCGGCGAGTTTCTTGACAGTTTTTCCTTCGCCGTACAACTTAGCGATCAAATCTCCGCGCTTTTCGCACTTCGCTCTAGTGAATCTTTTCGTTTTCATTCCGGTTTCCTCAACACGATCTGACTGACGATCAGCAACGTGGACTTCAAGACTTCTCCACCACCCCAAAGCTGAACTTCGTATGTATCAGGCCCGTCAAACTTCACTTCCACTCCGGCAGTAATCGTCGCCAAGGCTGTTCTGTCTTTTATGTGAAGCGTCAATTCAAGATTCGCTAAAATTTCTCCCGTGCTGACTTTCACAATGCGCAAACTCGTTTTACAATCACCACCCCCGCCTGAAAAAGAGATAAACACATTCTTTCTCATCACTGCGGGAAAACTGAATGCGTTGAAGTTCTTGAATATACCGATGATGCTCATCTTGCCGGTGCCTTGCTCAAGGATGGTTTGGTCACAAAGAGTGAGAATATGTACAACAGGCATCATTTCCATGGAGTTGTCTCCAATCCTGTATATACAGGATTTAGTAGTACGGTCTGCCTTCCTCGAAAGCTATGTCGTCGCCTTCCAACACATCTCCGTCTCCCAATTCTTCAAATTCGTTATCTCCGGCACTTAACTCTTTCTGAATACTTTTATCGCTGAGGTAATTCTCCAAGTGTTCCTTCACCGAATTGCGACACCATTCCTGCCCGACGAGCCAATCAAGATACTCCAGCCCTTCTTTCGTACACGCGATCATGTCAAGAGTTTGTCCTTTGTACTTGCCAAAAGAAATCACGAAGACCTTCGCTTTTTCAAACTCCTTCTCCTTTTTCTTCTTCACTTCCTTTTCTTTCACCGCCGTCTTTTCCGGCAAGCGTTTCTTTGTTGACTTCGAACGCTTGCTTTTTGTTTTTCCCATTTTCCATCTCCTTCAACATCTCCACAGCGACACTTCGCATGATTCTGTCGTACAACTCAAATAGAGGGTCTTTGTACTTATTGACTTTCATAAAGTTCAGATTATGCCTCGCGTCTTTGAACATAAGAACACAACCATTGGGAAACATCTTACTCAACTCTACGGTTACTTCTTCCAGATGCAACCTCTCTTCTTCACGCATTTTAGCCATGGTCATCATTCCTTATGCCGCCAAACGGCGTCGTCGTTCCAACTGTACGCCTCTCCGAGCTTCATATCTTGAGGAGCCACATCCAACAGTCCCTTGTAGAAATCGGTGTGGTCAAACAAATCTGTCCTATGCACGAGAATATTCTCGTACCCCACTGTGTTGAACATTAGATTCTGAGGCGCTTGTCCGATCACGTCATTCTTCCCAAGGCCCTCCAGAACAGCTTGGAGTGCGTCGGGGTCTTCCTTGGCAACGGCCTTCAGAAAGGCCCTTGTCGCCTTCCCGTCCTTCATCATAAGCATGTGCTAACTCCTTTCATGGCCAGGATTTACATCCTTCCAACATATTCCTTGACATTCCTGTGGAATCGGTCATAATCCTGTATATACAGCGTTTTCGAGGGAACGTCAATGGAGAAAACACGAAAAAAAATCAGGAGCCGACCTACGACTTGCGATTGGAGCGACTGAGCGATGGAGGACGCAGAAGACACAGCGGAAAGGATTCTAAATGATGAATGAACTGCGGCAAGAAAGACACCGAATAGTCAAACGAATTCCTTGCGAAGACGGAATACTCACACCATACAAACTTCAAAGGTTACCGATTAGTTTTGTGCGACTCTATTTGAGGAGAACGTATCTTCCCATACGATCTAGCTGCCGAATACTACGGAATTAGTGAGTGGAACAAAGCCGTAGAAGCCCTAGAAAGGTTGGACGAAGATGAATCCTAAAGACATCAAGATAGGCGACACGCTCACTGCCGGTGTTCGCGCATTCAAGGTCTTGTTCTTTCTCCCGGATGCCGAAAACGGAATCTTCTTTGTAGCCGCTAAAGTAGGCAAGGATGCTGTTGTAGATGAGAGAGAAGTATTCCACCGCAATGGACACCATGTAGGCCAATACGATCCGAAAGACTCTTTTGAAACACTCATGGAAGCATACGCCAGGAATTACGGAGAGTACAAAGCTCTAAACATGGATTACTACAAGCCGGATAAATTCAGCGACACAATGCTTCTATTAGAACAACTCGAAAAAGAAATGTCGAAGGAAGACACGGAAGAAGAACAGAAGAAAGAATATGACGCCACTTGGATGATACGAAGGCTCATCCTACTCCATGACCAAAAAGAACGGGCGTTCAAAAACGGATTGTTCTACGGTTTCGCTTTGTGCATTCTCATTTTAGCTTGGCACATCTTTAAGGAGATGATGAATCGATGAACATTCAACCAACACAGATAAACATCGCGCCAGATGGAGGACTCGACGCCGAACCAGATTTTTCTAAACCATCACAATACCAGTTTATGAAATACGGCACTAACAACAACATCAACGATGAACACGGTCTGAGAATTTCAGGCGAATACACTAAACGAGTGATAGAAGAAACCGTGAGAGAAGTTCTCTTACGACTTAAACCACAAATAGCAGAACTCGTTAAAGAACAAGTGATGGAAGATGCACAAATAATTAAGGAAGGTATATCCGAGAAGTTGTTTGAAAAGATGAAGAACTACATCGAAGAATCGAGGGCGGATTGGGAAGAAGGATTACGGGCGGCTGAAAGAGTTCTGAACGGAGGGGATTCTGGTGAATAGTACAGATAAAGGAATAAGCGCGTGTGTACAAATCAATCCTGAGTGGAAAGAAGAGTTCAAGAGAGAAATCCTGAAGGAACTCTTGAATAGTGATCTAAAACTATACGCCGCAATCCGCACGATCCAAGAATATGTTGTAGACGACCTACAAAGAAGAATTCTTCCACTCATATTCGATAAGAGAATCGAAGAAATCGTGAATCAGTTTTCGGGCGAAATCGCTGAAGAAGCGTTCAAACGGATGAAGAAGTACATAGAGGAAACCAGAGCCGATTGGGAAGAGGGTCTTAGAGCCGCCGAAAAAATTCTACGGGAGGAGAACGAAGATGAAAAGACAGATTGAAGCCGATTGGACAACATACCTGTTGGATGTCGTTCCAAAAACTGCGGGAAAGACACAAAAAACTGCGGGAAAGACACAAATCCAAGAAACGAAGCGAGCGTTCTTTGCTGGCGCGTTGGCACATCACGAGTTCATCTTACGCGCCGTGGAAAACAAAAAAGACGAAGAAGTGCAAAAAAAGCTCGATGGCATATTTGAAGAACTGCTAGACTTTCGACAAGCTGTTTTGGAGGGAAGGCAATGAGGTACAAGGACAGCACCGGACTCGACATCAAAGAAGGCGACTTGGTTCGCTTTCAGGGAAAGTTCTACACGATCAAGAGGTTCTTTCCAGGAAAGGGAAACATGAATACGGCAGCAATCGAGTTTGAAGAGAAGGAAGTCCACACCACAGAACTACCCGACGAGATGAACGTGGACTTGGCAATCTAGGAGAAGAACGATGGCAGACGCATCCTTTGCCCAATGGGCGAGAAAGAACACGCCTATCCACGTAGGAGGATTGTATCTTGTCCAACAAAAGCCTAAGTCAATCGGATGCAAGTATTACCCCGAAAACACAAAGGTAGACGTGTGGATTGCCAAGTCACAACTCCTTGCGGCTGACTACGAAGAAGAAGGGATAGCCTCAACAGGTGAATCACTGATATACGAATTAGAACACGATCCGAGCGCAGTAATGTTGGACGAGTACATTTGGGTATCCCTTAGCGCATGGTTGATTCAAAGATTCACATGGCTGGACAAAGACAAAACACCAATGGAAAAGTACAAAGGAGCATTGAGAGTCATTCCCAAAGATCGAAAAAATCCACAGAAGAAAACATCATGGGAAGACGCAATAGCTTCCCTTGATCGAATCGATAAATTGGACAAGACGCGAAGAAAGGCGAGATGAAATGCCTCTCGAACTAGGCAATGTGTACAAAGCAAAGAACGGGAAAGAGTTTCATGTCTTCAAAAAAGTAAGAGCAGACATCGCCGCTAATGCTTGCGACATCTTTTTCGCGCACGAGTATGTCACCTTAAATGGCTTCAATTTCGAAATGTATACGGAAATCACATACAAGTTCAACGAAGAGGGGAAATTTTATGGTGCGTTTGTGAAGGCAACAAACAAAGGCTTTTGTGTACGACAACCTTATAAGGATTGGGATTTGATTCACCCTCCTCTTTGGGAAGACGCCGTGAAAGCCATAGAAAGGTTAGACCAATGATGATCGTAGGTGACATCTACGTCACGAATTGTGGAAGAGTCTTCAGGATGGTCAAAAAGTCTTCAGCATGGTTTCCCTTTAAGGGACGCCACAGAAAGTATTATGTCTACGACGCATTTGAACTATACAGGAATAACACAACCGGAGTGTTTGGACAAATAGACCAAGTTACGTTTCGATTCAACGCAGACGGAGTTTTCATGGATGCGTTTTCGACAGGCCATTCTCATCGCAGTCTTCATCAAAGCGATTCTGTTGGAGGAGGATTGGACATAGTGACTTACGAAAACGAGTGGTCACGTGTTGTGGCCGCGTTCAAAAGATTGGAGAAAGCCGATGAAGAAAAAACTAAAGCCGTTTAAGTCCCACATGCTGTTGTTTGTCCGGGATGAAGACAAGCAAGAGGAAAACGTTTGGCTCGGAACGGAACGAATGGACATCAAAACAGCAAGAGTGAGAAGAAAACATTATCAGGAAAAGATCTTCCTTGACACGAACATCAAAGTGCGAATCCTCAAAGTGGAAATCCATCCTAAAGGCACGGTACAAAAAGGAAAGAAAGGAGAAAAAACGGATGCTTCCTGAAATAACCTACAGATCAGCCGTCATATCCGACGACAAAAAATATAGGTACACACTTCAACGCGCGTGGAAAAAAGGTAAAAAAGGAAGCGTGCTTTTCATTCTTCTCAACCCATCCACGGCGGATGAAGAAAAAGACGATCCCACTATTCGGAGAGGCATTGGCTTTGCCTACAGATGGGGATATTCAAGAGTATGTTTTTGCAATCTCTTCGCGCGCCGAACCAAAGACCCTAATGTCCTGAAAAGAACAAGAAAGCCTGTCGGACGCCATAATGACGAATGGATAATAAACAGGGCTTTGATTTCGAGCCGAATTGTGGTGGCATGGGGTGCTAATGGAGGACACCAAAACAGGGATTCAGAAGTTCTGTGCATGTTGGAGCAACACAGATACGATTTCAAGTTGTACTGTTTCGGGAAAACGATGATGGGCTACCCAAAGCACATTCTCTATCTCCCGAATGACGCGAAGTTGGTTCGGTACATGTAAAGGAAAGAAGAAATGAAAGCAAACGAATGGAAGATGCAGCTTTCCCGCGTGTGTGAATCTTGCGACGGAATAGGCATGAAAGGACATGTCTTGTGCCCTGTCTGCCGTGGAGACGGAAAGGAGATCATCAGCATGTCGCTAAAGGATTTTATGGAAAGAATGCTTGTAGAAGACGACAACGGGACTTTGAAAATCTCCTTCGACGAAAGGGAATAAACCATGGACATGTTCACCATCATAGAGACATCCCGGTTCGTGAAGTGTCCGTACCACTTCGTGGAAACACTCATTCGGGCCAAAAAAGTGTTTCCGAGAAAGGTAAACGGAAAATGGTTCTTCACAAAAAAGCAAGTGGAGGAAATAAAAGTCCTCCACAAAACCCGGCTTGACCACGACAAACGAAGAAGAGCCGAATGCAGATTCATCGGAGCACACGTTACGGTCGAGATGAACGCCGCATTAGATAAACTGATGCGGAAAAAGAATCTGTCCAAATCGAAAATCCTTCGCACGGCGCTCAAGAACTACGTCGAAAGCCAAGGAGAGAAAATATGAGTAAACGGCACGAAGAAGCATTGCGCTTGCTGCGTCTGCAACGAAATGGCTATGACAAAAGAAATGAAAAACGAAGACGCCGAAAGAGCGGCACACCAAGCAACGGAAAAAGGACAACGAAAAAATGACTGCTAACGAACAGCTAGTGAAATGGGTCAATGGCGATCCTGTGCATGACAAGAAACGAGACATATGTTGTCCCGATTTCTCTTGTTGCCGTCCCGAACTTCTCGCGCCCGAAGAAAGGAGGATCGAATTCCTGGGAGCCACCGAAGAGAAACGAAACGAAATGCTTTTCAAGTTTCTTGCCAAGGCCCTCCAAACAGGGACGGACAAGAAAGTCTACGTGACAGGAAAGGAGAACAGCGATGGATAAACAAATGCCGGAAGTCGTTTGGGAAAACAATTTCTACCGGGCGATCCGCGCGAAGAACCGTGAGCTTCTGTTCGAAAGAAAAAGCAAAGACGCGATGGAGATGTTGATATGGATACCTCTCGAAGAAAAATCCCTGCGCTTGTTGGTTGCCGCGATACTCCGCGATCTCGCGAAATACAAACAAGTCGCCGACGCCGCCCGAGGAATATTCGGCGCGAAACCCGAATGGGGTGAAGCACTCGCGGAACTCGGCGCTGCATTGAAGGCACTCGATTCGGAAAGAAAGGAGGAAGGCCATGATGACTGAAGACGATGGAGTCCATCCTTGTGCGGGGCATGTACATGATGACATTGGCATCGGTTTCCATCGCTGCTCTCGCAACGGAAGCTACCACGAAGAAGGAAAATGGTGGTGCAAATCATACGCGCCGTCTGAAGTGAAAAAGAGGGATGACGCACGCGAGAAGGCATGGGAAAAAGAGCGAAAGGAAGACAAAGCCAAATGGAAACGACACGATGCCGCGCTTGAGTTGTGCGAAGGCGTTGAAACGAAAACGTTGAAGAAGCTGGGCAGGGGTTGGCTCTCGAAGCACTTGAAGAGAAAGGGGAAACGATGAACATACAACGGTACGAAGTTGCCAAAGGCTATTTATTATTTAAATGCAACGGTACTTACGTGCTCTATAAAGACTATGAAGCCAAGCACGAAGCGCGGGGCTGAACCTTCCGTCCCGGCTTCAAAGGATACGAGGTTTCAAACACAGGGAAAGTAAGAAGTTATCACTTTTCTTCTAAAACAGCAGGAAAAAAGAAACCAGTCATACTAAAGCATAAATACGACGCATTGGGGTACGATCAGGCGATGTTATACCCCGAGCCTCAAAAACCAATTTACAGAAAGATACACCACTTAGTTCTCGACACTTTTGTCCGGCCAAGAAGAAAAGGAGAGCAATGCAGGCATCTGGACGGCAATCCAGCAAACAACAACACCAAAAACTTGAGATGGGGGACACCTAAAGAAAACGTGGCGGACAAAAGAGGACACGGGAACATGCAGAGAGGAGAGAACCATCACCAATCAAAACTAAGCGACAAAAAGGTTCTTGAGATAAGAAGGCTTCTCAGGCAAGAATCCGCGACAAAGGGCATGTTGGCAAAGAGATTCAAAGTCAGTTTTGACGTGATACACAAGATAGCCAAGAGAGTCACTTGGAAGCACGTCTGACTCCCCCCGAGATAACTCCCTTCTCATAATGATGTGCCGAATCGTCGGTACACTAATATACTCTAAAACAAATTGTTTTTGAAGAGAACCTATACTATTCTGAGCGGGGTGTCTCACTAGTCAAAGTGTTTTTGAAAACAAAAAAATTTAATGCCACGGTACAGTCTTCGTTTTTCTTTTTGGGAGAAGACGATCTTACCCGGATAAAGATGCAAGTTTCAAAACAACATGGCCGGAAAAGAAACGCCAAAAAAAA